AAAGCATCATCATACCTTCGAGGAGTTCCTTTTTTGCCTTTTACTTCCATAAGTGCTCGCTCCCTTCTTTTCCATTATAACGAATGATTTGTTGTCCATCAATACGGGAAGGGTGGCACGATTTCCCGATTTGATGGAATGCCGGAAAACTAACGGGATGGGCGGCTTGATAACAATACGAATTTATGATAATATAAAAACAAGATAAGAGATAAGGAAACGGAGAAAGGAGAAGGCGGTGGCTTATTTGAATACAATGGAAATAACGGAAAGTAGGCGCAGGGATTATCTGGACTGGTTTATAGATGATATTTTTAGCAAGTGAATGGAGAGTAACTTAGAACATAGGGAATAGGTGGTTTTCATTGGCTTGAATTAACAAATAAGTAATGGAATTAGGAGTATTAGATATAGTGAGTGTTGGAAAGGAAAATGATAGTGACAAGTTTGTTTTCTATACTATTTTATATACTGTTAGTTTATTTTGTAATGTTATTGCCTCAAATGACATTGCAAATAGTAAATTTTTTTGTGAAAGATTTTGTTCAGGGCGAGAACATTGCAACAATTATTTTAGTGCTTCTTATAATGCTTGTGACTTCTAATAAGATATATGGGAAATGTCACGGAATATATTGTAAGATGTATAAAAAAGCAAACAGGGGTATTAGTAGAAGTTTAATTGTAGCATTAATTTCATTTAATGATTTCATAATTTCAATACCCAAAAGGACAATCATATTCTTTTTCTATTTATTTTTGACAGTCGCTGACGAGATGGGGTATATGGTAGGAGAAACAAATTTTATGTTTGTAGGTATGCTTTTGATTGGACTAGATCGAGTAATTACAAATTGGAATAAAGAAAAAAAGATGCTATATGCTTATGGGAAAAAAGTTTATGGTGTTTCGGGAGATATTTTAGACGATCTAAGAAAAAAGTAATTTCAATATAAGTTAGATACAGATATATCCTGTTATCAAAAATTAGCAAAAACGGGATAAATGTTCATGATGTCAACACGGAAACTCTCAAAAACAAAAAGAAGGCAGTGATTGTTGATGCATTGAAGGACAAATATTCACTGCTGCCGCTGCTGGATAGGCTCGGTCTGCCCAAAAGCAGTTATTATTATCAAAAGAACGCCTGTAAAAGGCAGGATAAGTATCCCGGTATCCGGGAAAAGATTTCCGCCCTTTTCCATGAAAACAGCGGGCGTTAGGGATACCGCAGGATACACGCCCTGCTTCGCCGTGAAGGAATAACCGTTTCCGAGAAAACGGTGTGTAGAATCATGGTGGAAGAGGGGCTTATCGTCAAGGTGAAACGCAGGAGGAAATATAATTCTTATCAAGGAGAAATCCCCCCTCTGTGCCCAATAGGATAAACAGGGATTTCCATGCGGGAAAACCAAATGAAAAATGGCTTACTGACATCACAGAATTTGCCATTCCAGCAGGGAAGGTCTACCTTTCCTTAATTGTAGACTGTTTTGATGGGATGCTGCCATACTGGACGGTCGGTACGACGCTGGACGCAGCCTTGGTAAATAGCATGCTGGACGACGCGGTTTCACAGCATGGGGAGGCGGAACACCCCATCGTCCATTCTGACGGGGGAGCCACTACTGTTGGCATGGCTGGGACAGCCGTATGGAAAAGGCCGGGCTAGAGCGTTCCATGTTGCAAAAGGGATGTTCTCCAGATAATGTCGCCTGCGAAGGGTTGTTTGGCCGATTGAAAAACGAAATGTTTTACAACCGGGACTGGACTAGTGTGAGCATCCAGGAATTCATTAGCTCACTGAATAAATATCTGCTATGGTATAATGAAAAGCGGATAAAAATATCCCTTGGAAATATGAGCCCGCTGGAGTACAGGCAGAGCCTTGGACTGGCAGCATAACCGGCCCAAGAAAATGTCCGCACCCCCAAAGGGAGTGTCAATTTTTTTGCACTGCTGGTAAAGTAAATTATAGTAAACAACAAGGAGGAAACACCGAATGGATTGAATTATACGATTTAGAACATAGTATGAAATAAGTAATTTAATTGGCTGAATAGAATCTTTGATATAAATTAGAAATATGAAAGGAAGTGTTCTAATGGGAGTTGTGGCAGAAAAAAGCTACTCTATTAAAAATACGACAAAAGTGCTGCGGGAGAAAATTGCAAATGATGCTCTGGCAATTTCAACTTTAGATGCGGCAATGCCAACAGAGGAAACGATGGAACTAGTGCAAGAATATGTTGATGGAAAAAAGGAAATATCTGAAATCCTTGCTGATACAATTCGGCGATATAAAGTTGAGGCTTGATGTGCTATGAAAGACTATTATCTGTATGATGATGTTCCAGTACTAAGGAACATATTAAACATAAAAGATGCAAAGCTTTTATCTGAGGCAGAGGCCAATATTGCGTATATAAAACTTCTGGATATTGACGATAAGATAAAATCACCAGTATTTGACTATCAAAGGCTGAAGGATATCCATGCCTATATATTTGGCGATATTTATGATTGGGCAGGGAAAGAAAGGGGAATCAACATTGTCAAGGGGGAACGCGTCCTTGGCGGAGATACAGTCAGATATTCTGACACAAATGATATCCAAAGAGATATAGATGCGGCAATGGAGGAACTGAATAGTGTAGAATGGTCTGATTTGAGCATTGAAGAAACGGCAGCAAAGTTTTCAGAGTTGATTGCAAAGATATGGCAGATCCATCCGTTTAGGGAAGGGAATACACGGGCAGTAATGACATTTGCGACGCAGTTTTCGGAATTCCATGGGTTTAAAATGAATAAATCCCTTTTGAAAGATAATGCAGATTATGTAAGGGATTCACTGGTGAAAGCATCTGATGGCATTTACTCAGAATATGAATATTTGACCCGTATCCTATGGGATGCAATACTAAAAGGATGAGTTACAGTATAAATGAAAAAGCTTTTGGACTTGTGTTTTTGATGGGAAAGCCATTATACCCCAAGGGCTTTTTGATTTATGCGAGCCAATGGCGGGATATGAATTAATCAAATTAAGTTTACGCCAAGGGCGAAATCTCTTCTAAGCGCATCAGGTTTCAACACACAGCGCACGTCGAGTGCGTAGTCTTGATGTCAAAAGTACAGAACTGAATACCGAAAAAGGCTTGAAAATAAGGCATTTCCGTGCAAATGGCATATTGTTTTGATGGCTGTGAAACGGAAGATTTAACACTCGGCTTATGGCGAAAATGATAGGTTGAGTTGACAGGTTGAAAATAGGCAAAGTCGAGTGGACAAGATGATTTTGCCTATTGTTGAGTTGATAGAATGGTTAATTGCACGGCAAGGAGGAATAGAGTTGATTAATTTAGGAAAACTGAAAGAAATAAAAGATTTGCGAAAGGTATGGCCGCATGAGGCATTAGACTTCACTCCTTGGCTTGCGGAAGAGGATAATCTTACCCTGTTGGCAGATGCTGTTGGATTAGAGATAACCGTTGATGAGACGGAGTCCAGTGTTGGTGACTTCAATGTGGATATCTACGCAACTGAAACCGGAACGGACAGAAAAATCATCATCGAGAATCAGCTTGAGGATACGAACCATGACCACCTGGGCAAGCTGATTACATATGCATCCGGGAAATCTGCTGATATCGTAATTTGGGTTGTAAAGAGAGCAAGAGAAGAACATCGCTCTGCAATTGAGTGGCTCAATAATCACACCGATGAGAATATTGCTTTCTTCCTTGTAGAAATCAAACTCTACCAAATCGGCAGTTCTGACATTGCCGTTAAATTTGAAGTGGTAGAAAAGCCAAATGACTGGACAAAGGAAATCAAGCGTAACACCAGCAATTCCCCTACGCTGCAAGCGAGATATGATTATTGGGTTGCCTTCAATGATTATGCATTCCAAAACCATGCATTTGCAAAGCAGTTCAATAAGAGAAAGGCAAGCACAGACCATTGGATGACTATGAGCGTAGGCTCCTCTGCTTGTCATATCAGCATCAATCAGATTCGCAAGGATAACCAGATTGTTGTAGAGTGGTATATTTCCGATGATAAAGAACTGTTCCATAAGTTTCATTCCCATAAGACGGAAATTGAAACGGATATGGATATGAAACTTGACTGGAGAGAATTGCCGGACAAGAAAGCCAGCAGAATCCTTATATCCCATCCGGCAGATTTTGATAATAAGGATAAGTGGTCTGAACAGTTCGATTGGGCGATGGACGTTGCCTTGAAGATGAAAAACGCCTTCAAGAAATACTTATAAACAAGTGAATACTGAGACAGTTTGAAAGTATAACATTCCGAGGGTTAGAGGTATTCTTCTGGCTCTCGGCTTTTTTATTATGGTGTCTTTGTTTAAAACATCACCAAACATCAAGAAACATCACATAATATATTGAAAACAAGTAAAAACGGTGATATAATATAAAAAGGAGTTTTCTAACCATCAACATTTGACGAGGTGAAAATAGTGAATGAAATGATGAATGACAAATGGATAGGCATTGAAGAGGCCGCAGAATATTTAGGAGTTAAGCCTATTACAGTTAGAGACTGGATTAAAAAGGACACAGGAATTCCTGCCCATAAAATCGGAAAGAAGTGGAAATTTAAATCCTCTGAATTAGATGCATGGGTAAAAAGCGGAAAGAGTGCTATCGAATGATAGCGTATGTTTTAAAGAATAACTTATTAGAATGGAGATAAAAGAGGGCTATGGCTGTGAAAAAATCCGAATTGTATTCAATGCTCTGGGAGGCTTGTAATAAGCTTAGGGGCGGTGTGGAGCCGTCACGCTATAAAGATTATGTGTTGGTTTTGCTGTTTTTTAAATATGTGTCTGACAGATACAAGGGTCAGCCGTTTGCTGAGTTCACAATCAGCAAGGGTGCATCCTTTGAAGATTTGATTGCTGCAAAAGGCAAGAGTGATGTAGGCGAGCGTGTGGATAAGATTATCCAGAAGTTCCTTGAGGACAACCGTCTACAGGGTTCTCTGCCGGATGTTAGCTTTAATAACCCAGAAGAACTCGGATCTGGAAAAGAACTTGTTGATAAAGTTTCCGGCTTGATTGCCGTATTCCAGAATCCTGCGATTGACTTTAAAAATAACCGTGCAAGCGGCGATGATATTATCGGTGATGCCTATGAGTATTTCATGATGAAATTCGCACAGGAATCCGGTAAGAGTAAGGGACAGTTCTATACACCGAGTGAGGTGTCCCGTATTATTGCTCGTTTGATTGGCATCGGCAATATTAAGGAGATGCCGACAAAAAAATGGACATTATATGACCCTGCGGCAGGCAGTGGCAGCCTTCTTATTAGGTCTGCTGATGAGGCACCTGTGGACGAAAACGGTGATTCCATTGTAACTATCTTCGGACAGGAAAAGTATCCTGATACCGCCGGTTTGGCAAAGATGAACTTCATCTTGCACAACAAGGGTACTGGCGAAATCAAGAGTGGCAACACGCTGTCCACTCCTCAGTATTTGGATGAGTTTAATGAATTGAAGAAATTTGACTTCATCGTAATGAATCCGCCGTTTTCGGATAAATCTTGGACGGACGGAATTAAGCCGAGTGAGGATAAATATAAGAGATTTGATGGGTACAGCATTCCACCTGAAAAGAATGGCGACTATGCCTGGTTCTTACACGTTTTGAAATCTTTGGACACCAAGGGTAAGGCAGGTATTGTTATGCCTCACGGCGTTCTGTTCAGAGGCAATGCCGAGGAAACTATCCGTATTGAAATCTTGAAGAAAAGATATATCAAGGGCGTTGTAAGTCTGCCACCGAACTTGTTTTACGGTACAGGCATTCCTGCTTGCATTATCATCATTGACAAGGAAGATGCAGAAACAAGAGAAGGTATCTTTCTGATTGATGCCAGCCGTGGCTTTAAGAAGGATGGCAGCAAGAACAGGCTTCGTGAACAGGATATTGAGAAAATTGTTCAGACCTTCATCAATCAAGACATTATTCCGGGATACTCTCGTTTTGTGAAATACAGTGATGTGTTGAATGAAAACGGAGGTAATCTGAACATTCCGAGATACATCCCGAAAATTGATGATACGCTTCCGCAGAATATTGCTGCTCACTTGAAAGGTGGTATTCCGGGAACAGACATTGATTCGCTTAAGAAACTGTGGTCTATCGCACCTGATCTTAAGAAGGAAATTTTCACTTGTATTGATGAGGTGCATAACATTTATACACTCGCCCTCGCATCCGGTGAGATTGAAGGTGTTATCAGCCAGGACGAGAGCATCCTTGCCGAAAAGAAACGTGAAACAGAAGAGATTTTTGAACAGTGGAAGGCGGAAGTAAAGGACATCCTCCTTGGCATTGATGCGGACACCAATCCGAAGGAACTTATTCGCACGATTGCGACAATGCTTCGTGAGGCATATGAACAGGCAAGACTGCTTGACAATTACGATGTTTATGATTGCCTGCTGAATTACTGGAACGCAAAGCTACAGGATGATGTATATGCTATCAAGGCAGGCGGTTATGAGGTTGCAAGGGAAATTGATTACGAATATGCGAAGAAAAAGCAGAAGGATGAAAGTGGAGAAACTGTGGAAGTTGATGATACTTCCAAGGTAAAATCCTTTGAAGGCGCTTTGATTCCGAAAGAAATCATGGAGGCTGTTTACTTTGCGGATGAACTTGCTGAATTGACAGCGTTGATGGAACAGTCCACTGCTCTTGAGGCCGAACTGGATGAAATGCGTGAAGAAGAGTCCGGAGATGACGGCCTTTTGAAAGATGTGCTGAACGAAAAGGGCGATGGTATTCCAAAGGCCAATCTGAACAAGCGCATCAAGGAACTGGATGCCAAAAAGACATCAGCCGTTATGGATGCTATGATGCAGCTCGTGACTCTGTTTGACAATGGCAATACTTCGGAGATGGAGACTCTTGTTCGAGAAGTGCCGGAATTGGGTGAGTTTGATATCCGAAACAAGAACGGAACCTTTGGTAAGGCAAAACTGAAAGCTGCATTGAAGGTGGCTGCAGAGTCCGCTGCTGTGCCGGAAATCTACGCAGACGAATATGCGGCGTTGACACTTTACGCACAGAAGTATGCCGAGATGGATGCCGTGGACAAGGCATATAAAGCAGCCCGTAAAGCACTTGATGAAAAACTGGTGACAAAATATGCGGAACTGACCGATGAAGAAATCAAGCATCTTCTCTTTGATATGAAGTGGATGGCAAAACTGTCGGCGGATGTATGCGATGAAATTGAGCAGGTTCTGAATACACTTTCTTCCAAGGTGCTGTTGATTGCAAAGCGATATGAACACACCCTTGGTGAGATTGAGGATAGAACTGCGAAATCAAGAGCAACAGTAGTATCGGCTCTGGAAAGGATGGGATACAAATGGTAACTTATCCTGCCGAATGGAACGAGAAAACATTTATTGAATTTATGAAAATTAAGAGAGGTGCATCTCCTCGTCCTATTGAAAGTTATTTAACCTCAAGTACAGATGGTGTTAACTGGATAAAAATCGGTGATGCCCCGAGATACGGAAAATACATTATATCAACGGCTGAAAGAATTACACCAAAAGGGGCATTACATTCAGTTCGTGTCTATCCCGGTGATTTTATTCTTTCAAATTCGATGAGTTTTGGACGACCTTATATTTTGAACATAGATGGATGTATACATGACGGTTGGCTTCGCTTATACGATTTTCAATCAGAAGCAACAGATGAGTTTCTATATTATCTTCTGTCATCCTCATATGTACAACGTCAATATGAGTCGTTTGCAGCAGGAAGCGGTGTTCAAAACCTAAATAAGGAAGTCGTGAAAAAAGTTAATGTGGTGCTTCCATCTATTCCCGAACAGGAAGAAATTGCTCGTACCCTGTCGCTGTTTGACACCTATATTGATGACCTTGCTGAACTAATCGAGAAAAAGAAAAGCATTCGTGATGGTGCGCTGGAAGATTTAATCACCAAAAAGACACGCTTGGATGGTTATGCTGGTGATTGGACACCTGTGACTTTCAACCAGGTAATTACCCCAAAGGCAAGAATTGGATGGCAGGGCTTGAAAAAACACGAGTATTTGAGAAGTGGCTACAGTTATTTGATTGGAGGTACAGATTTCAGTAATGGAACTGTGAGCCTGGACAACATTTCGTATGTTACCAAGGAACGCTATGATATGGATACCAATATACAGGTTTCTGAGAATGATGTTCTGGTAACCAAGGATGGCACTATTGGCAAGGTAGCTATTGTTCCTGAACTTAACAAACCTGCCACACTGAACAGTGGCGTGTTTGTATTCAGGACGAATTCTCGCCTTGTACCTGCCTTTCTGTTTCGTGTATTACAATCCTCTGTTTTCAGAGAGTTTATTGACACGCTGTCGGCAGGTTCTACAATTAAACATCTGTATCAAAAGGACTTGAAAAAATTTGAGTTTGAGATACCTGTTGACACAAAGGAACAAGAAGCTATTTCTGCAGTATTGACAGCAATGGATGAAGAAATACGAGATCTGGAAACAGAGCGAGAAAAAATGATTCAAATCAGAGAGGGCGCAATGAATGACCTGCTGACAGGTCGCGTCCGTTTGACTAAGTAAGGAGGCGCAAGATGGCAACTGTAGATGCGGAGAAAAAATTACAAAAAAGAGTCCTGCATTGGTTGGTGGATGACCTCGGTTATACTTATCTTGGAAACCTTGAAGATATCGACAACACACCTGTCAAGGAAGATTTGCTGAAAGCCAATCTGAAAAAGCGTGGGTACAGTGATGACCAGATCAAAACTGCTATCAGTGAACTCTTGAGCAAAGTGAATAATCAGGTCGATACGCTCTATCAAATTAACCGAGGCGTATATTCCCTGCTCCGTTATGGACGACAGGGAGCGAAGGATGAGCGTGGCCGCCGCCAGACAGTACACTATATAAATTGGGACGATATTGACAGCAATGATTTCTATGTTGCGGAAGAAGTGTCTGTTCTGCGCTTTGATAAGGTAACGAGAAAACGTCCCGATGTTGTACTGTATATTAACGGTATCGCACTTGGCATATTTGAATTGAAGAGTTCTTATGTCAGTGCCGGGAAAGGCATCCGTCAGATGCTGCAGAATCAGAAGCGTGAAAACATACTGAATTTCTTCAGTACGGCACAGTTTCTGTTTGCAGGCAATGAAGCAGAAGGTCTTTTCTATGGTACAACCGATACGCCTGAGAAGTATTATCTGAAATGGAAAGAGGACAAAAAAGCAACAGATGAATTATCTGCTGCCGTGAAACTGTTACAGGTCAAGGAAGTTAACCGTTTGAGAGATGGTGTAATTTCTCTTTGCCACAAGGAACGCTTCTTGTCTCTTATCCATGATTTCGTGATATATGATGCGGGCATCAAGAAGGTTACAAGACACAATCAGTATTTTGCTAACATTGCTGCCCGTAAGCGAATCCAAGATAAAGAAGGCGGTATCATCTGGAACACCCAAGGTTCCGGTAAATCGCTGATTATGGTTTGGCTTACCAAGTGGATTATTGAAAACGTCACAGACAGCCGAGTTGTTATTATTACGGACCGTGATGAACTGGATGACCAAATTGAAAGCCTTTTCATTGATGTGGATGAAAAAGTTCGTAGAGCCAAAAGCTGTGCTGACCTGCGTTCCATTTTGGATAAGAATGAGGACGCCATCGTGTGTTCGTTGATTCACAAGTATGGACATAATGCGGGAAATCAGTCTGATATTGACCAGTACAGAAAAGAATTGCTGAAGGACCTCCCGAAGGATTTCTGTGCAAAAGGCAATATCGTGGCATTCATCGATGAGTGTCACCGTACCAATTCCGGCAAATTGCATGAGGCTGTAAAAGTGCTGATGCCTAACGCCGTTCTGATTGGTTTTACGGGTACTCCTCTTTTGAAAACGGACAAGCAGACGAGCCTGGAAACATTCGGTACATACATCCATACTTATAAATTCGATGAAGGCGTAGAGGACGGAGTGGTTCTTGACCTTCGTTATGAAGCGAGGGATGTAGATCAGGATTTGTCCAGCCAGGATAAAGTCGATTTGTGGTTTGAAAACAAAACACACGGATTGACTGAACGTGCAAAACTCCAATTAAAGCAGAGTTGGACTTCTATCAATAAACTGTATAGTTCCAAGCAGCGTCTGGAGAAAATTGCATCCGATATCGTTTTTGATATGAGCCTTAAGCCGAGACTTAAGGAAGACCGTGGCACAGCTATGCTTGTGGCAAACAGTATTTATGAGGCTTGCCGCTATTGGGAAATCTTCATGAGCATGGGATTTACTAAGTGTGCTGTTGTTACTTCTTATGAACCTACCACACAGAGTGTCAGAACGGCCACGACTGACCCTAATCAAGCAAGCGAAGACGAGTATAAAAAAGCAATCTATGAGCGTATGCTCGGCGGAAAGAAAATTGCTGAGTTTGAAAAGGATGCCAAGGAACGCTTCAAACACGAGCCGGCGCAGATGAAACTGCTTATTGTGGTTGATAAACTGCTGACTGGCTTTGACGCTCCGAGTGCAACCTATCTTTATATTGATAAATCCATGCGTGACCATGACTTGTTCCAGGCTATCTGCCGTGTTAACAGACCAGATGGCGAGGACAAGGATTATGGATATATCGTGGATTATATGGACTTATTCCGTAATGTGCAGCTTGCGGTTGCAGATTACACAACCGAGGCCTTCGATGGCTACGATAAAGAAGATGTCGAAGGACTCATTAAAAATCGCTATGATGAAGCAAAATCTGAGTTGGAAGGAACACTCACTTCTCTTGAAGCGTTGATTGAGAATGTTCCTATGCCACAGGCAGATACCGACTACATTGAATATTTTTGCGGTGATGACAGCGAAAGTGATGAGAAAACCGCAAGAAGAGACACACTGTATGCGTTGACGGCGGCTCTTTCTCGTTCCTTTGCCAATTGCTGCGACAGATTGGTTGCTGATTATGGTTATACCGAAGAGGATGTAAATCACCTGCGTGGTGAAATATCCGGCTATAACAAAATCAAGGAAATGATTAAGTTGGCAAGTTGCGATTATATTGACCTCAAGCCATATGAGGCTGATATGCGCTATATTTTGGATACCTACATCCGTGCCGAAGACACAAAAGTGGTGAGTGAACTCGGAAATATGTCTCTTGTTGAACTTCTCTTACAAGGGAAAACGACAACTCCGGCGGATCTGGTTAAAGACCTGCCTGGTGACAATGAGGCAAAAGCTGAGACAATCGACAACAACTTGCAGCATGAAATTGTTAAGAAGATGAGTTCCAATAGTGTGTACTATGGAAAGTTGTCTGAGATGCTGAAGAAAATCATCATGCAGCGAAAGATTGAAGCTATGAGTTATGAAGAATATCTCAGACAGGTTGTTGAACTGGCGGAAGCCATTCTCCATCCGGAAACCAGTGGTAGCTATCCTAATGAGATTAAGGATAGCGCCGCAAGACGTGCGTTGTATGACTATTTTGAGCAGAATGTTGAATTGACGATTGATGTTGATGGAGCAATCCGAGTATCGATTCAACCGGAATGGAAGAGAAATTTTCAAAAACAGCAGCGTATAAGACTTGCTATTTATAAAAAATTATTGCTTCATAGCTATAGCGAAGACAAGGCGACTGAAGAAACCAATAATGTCTTCGATATTGCACAAAGGCAGGAAGAATACGATGCGTAAAGAAGAAATGGAAATCGGTGGGTTGACCGTTGAAATTATAAGAAAGAGCAATCTAAAAAATCTGTATGTTAGAGTCAACCCGCCGGAAGGCAATGTGACCGTTAGTTCTCCCCTGGAACTGAAGGATGAAGATATAAAATTATTTGTCCTGAAGAAATTACCGGAGATTACTAAGGTTCGTGACAGAATGTTGGCGCAGGAGCGTCAGAGTAAAAGAGAATATGTATCCGGCGAATCCCATTACTTGTGGGGTAAACCATACCGTTTGCAGGTCATCTATGAGGACAAGCAACAGAAAATTGTAAAAACGCCAACCAAAATAGTAATGACTGTGCCGGAAGGTACATCAACGGACGCAAAAGAGAAATTATTTATTGAGTGGTATAGACAGGAATTGAGCCGTGTCCTGGATACCGTTGTAGCAAGTTGCGAAAAGAAAATGGAAGTATATGCGAGTGAAGTTCGTATTAAGAATATGAGAACTCGCTGGGGCACGTGTAACATTGACAAGCGCAGGATTTGGATTAATTTGCAGCTTGCAAAGAAACCTGTGGAGTGTCTTGAATATGTGGTTGTTCACGAATTAGTGCATTTGTTAGAGAAAAACCACACGCATAGATTCCACGCTTTAGTAGAGCAGTATTATCCGACATGGCGTGAAGCAAAAAAATTGTTGGCTACTATGCCTCTTGATTACATGGAAAAAGGAGAATCCGATATTGATGACGAAGAAGCTGACATCGAGCGATATCTATGATATCAATAAAAAAACAGGAGCCTTAATTCTTGGCAAGAATCGCCTGGATGATTATGCAACTAAATATCTGACTAAGCATTGCAAAGAGGCTCTTCTGGCTCCGATGTCACTTCCCGTTGAGAAGATTCTCGCAGAAGCACAACTTACAGTCAAAGAAGTATCACTTTCGAGAAATCTCGATATATTTGGATGTTGCTTGCTTTTAGATGGAGAGGTTGATGTATATGATGCCGATAATGGCACATCTCAGTCCGTTCACTTTCCTGCGGGGACAATATTGATTGACCCTGCCTCTGAGGCGGTTTACGGCGAGGGCGCAAAACGAAATACTCTTATACACGAGGCACTACATTGGGAAAAGGATAAGATGTATTTTGAAATTTTGGCATTGAAAAATGCTGCCGCATCAGAAAAACTGTATCCAATTATGTGCCGACAGTCCGAAACATTCTTTGAGCCTCCGGAAGGGAAAAAGACAAAAGAAAATGAGGTAAAGTGGTTGGAGTGGCAGGCACATAGATTGGCTCCAAGAGTGTTGATGCCTTTTGAAATGTTCAAACAGAAGGCACAGGAGTTAATAGCCAGTTATAACGACCCACAAAACGATATATTTCCATCCTGCGATATCCTTATTGAGGATTTGAGTACATTTTTTATTGTATCTCGTGTTTCGGTCAAGTACCGTTTGATTGAGGTTGGTTTGCTTGATATACTCCGAAATTTTGATGATTTTGATGCAGTATTTGCGGAAATAACAGGAAGCAAGGAACTGGTGGCATTAACACCGCTTGAAGCCTATCAACTTCTATCCGCAGACTCATCATTAAGAGAGTGGGTAGATGGAGGCCGTTTCGTATATGCAGATGGCTATTTTGTTCTTGCTGAGAAGCAGTATGTTCTAATAAAAGAAGGCGAACTCCATTTAACAGCAAAAGCAAAGAAAAAGCTGGTTCAATGTGCTATTAATATCCGCGAGTATAAGTACACTGAATACCGAAATGTGTCGAAGGACTTGATTGGTTTTTCTGTTCTGCATCGTGTGGAAGGGATAGACCAACGAATATTAACATTTCATCCGAAATATCAGGCCAATTTCGCATACGAACCCGACGAGGCTTATGATGCGTTTCATGAGTATATTTCTGTTTATGATGAAGCTGAAGAAATAGAACTGATGAAAAAATTAGGCGACCCGACGAGTACGCTATGCCAATGTCTGTGGTATTTGATGGAAAACAGAAAATGGAATTACCCGGAAGTGTTCAATGATAGAACAGGATTGCATAAAAATTATCACGGAAAGATAAAAAACGATAAATACAACAATATGGGTACAGATGTCCTTATGGCTATATGTGTTGGCATGAAATTAAGTCTTCGCATTACAGAAAAGATTTTTGAAAAGTCGAAGAATAAGCTGGACTATTACCATGACCCAGATAAAACCTATATTCGCATTATGGAGAATATGCCTGGTATTTCCGTACAGGATTTCAATAGCATCTGTAAAAGAGCAGGTGTTGATGAATTAGGAAGCACCATAAAAGATAATGAATAAATTTTGATAACTCACTGAGTTGGTTTTGGACCCCGAAAGGGGTCCTTTTTTTATGTCCAAAAACAGAAAACACCGATATTATGGGCATTCCTCGACCAACTCACCGAGTTGGTCATGAAAAATCTTAAAGAATTATAATGTCTATGACAATCAACACAAGGAGATTGTCAGAAAAAATATTCCAATGCCCGAAGTGGTCGACCTTAAGGCGGCGGGATACATCAAGAGTCAAGAAATTAGCTAACAGGCTGTTTTTTGAACGAGATGTACCCACCGTGCTTTGTCATGCCCATTTTCGGTATCAGAGTCGGTGTACATCATTACATCGGCTCTTTTTGTGTCCCTGCCGCCACCCAATTGGGCGGAAAAGAAAGGCAGGGACTTTAAATGAGAAAGTTCAAAACAGCGGAAGACAACCGTACAAATTACATCTACTACTTCAACGATGGTACAAGCTACACCATCACACCCGGTGAAAACGGAGAAAACGCAACCATCATCTCTCAGCTTCATGGTATGGACGATGACGAACTGGATGCCGACCGTAGAGAGGCATATCACTGTCCGATTCACTATGACGGCTACCACGACGGGGACGGCGACGATGCGGATGACCGCAACCCGTATCTTGAGGATGAAACCTATAATCCTCTGGCACAGATTCTGACCTCCATTGCAAATGAGGAGCGTTCTCTACAGATAGAAAAGTTGAAGGTTGCTTTGTCACAGCTTACGGACAAGCAGAAGGATACCATTGTGAAAAAGTTCTATCGTGGCATGACCAACGTGCAGATTGCAGCCGAAGAGGGCGTTTCCGAGGCGGCCATCCGTAACAGACTTACCAAGATTTATGCAGCACTGAAAAAGAAAATCTAAAAAAGTTTCATTTGAGGGGGTTCGATTCCCCCTCATTTTTCGCTTATGGACAGAGGGGTGAGAAAAACTCCTCGGAAAGGAGCCAAGTGCAATGGGAATTAAACACAAGGTATGTATCAACATTGCAAACCCCGGCGGCACACCTTCTCCGGTAGTCCGAAGCGGTACGGTGCAGATTCGCAAGAAACTGCTCGACTTCCTCTTTGGTCAGCAGGTCAACGTTCTGGTTCTCTCTCCAGGTGATTCGGTGCAGACCGTCGAGATTCACGAACTGAAAGGAGGCGAGAACCATGACAAACGCTAACAAATTTAATCTGCTCCTCGATGTGGTGAAGCTGATGCACTCATTGGCAGACGGACTGGAAGCTGTGGCTTATGCATTTGCCGACAGCCAGGAAATCTTCGTAGAAGCCAAGGGAGTGTCGAAGCCTGTCGAAACAGGACAACCCACAAAGCAGATAGCAGAAAAGGTGCCTGCTTTGGCAGATGTCCGTGCTGTGCTTGCGGTTAAGACGCAGAACGGTATGACAGCCGAGGTAAAGGGTCTGATTACCAAGTACGGTGGCAGCAAGCTGTCGGATGTGGACCCGAAGCACTATGCAGACCTTATCAAGGATGCGGAGGTGCTTGGCAATGGGTAATCATGCACTGCTTTCCCCTTCCAGTTCCCACAGATGGCTGCAATGCACACCGAGTGCGGTATTGGAAACGGAGTTTGAAAACAAGAGCAGCAATGCTGCCGAGGAAGGGACTGCGGCTCACGCTTTATGTGAACACAAGTTGAAGAAGGCACTCCGCAGACGCAGTAAGCGTCCGGTATCCCCATTTAATACGGATGAGATGGAAGAGCATTCAGATGCTTACGTGGAGTTTGTCTTGGAACAGCTTGAAAAAGCAAAGCAGACCTGCCCTGACCCCTTGGTGCTGATTGAGCAGAAGGTTGACCTCTCCGATTATGTTCCGGGCGTATACGGAACGGCGGATTGCCTCATCGTCTCGGATAACAGTCTCCACATTATCGATATGAAATACGGACTTGGTGTACTCGTTGACGCAGAGGAAAATTCGCAGCTGAAGTGTTACGGCATCGCAGCACTCAGTACCTATGAAAGCCTGTATGACATTAAGGAAGTTTCCCTTTCGATTTTCCAACCTCGCAGGGAGAATGTTCAGACATGGACGGTGTCCGTGGAAGAACTGAAATCCTGGGCGGAGAACGAACTGAAACCCAAGGCTCAGATGGCTGCCAAGGGCGATGGCGAGTATTGTCCGGGAGATTGGTGTCAATTTTGCCGTGCGGCGGTCAAGTGCCGTGCGAGGGCAGCAGAAAAACTCCGTATCGCAGAGGAAGAATTTAAACTTCCACCTTTGCTTATGGATGAGGAGATTGAAGAAATTCTCCCGATGCTGCCGGACATCACCAAATGGGCAAACGAAATCAGTGCCTATGCCTTGGAGGCGGCACTAAATCACGGTAAGCAGTGGAGCGGGTTCAAGGTTGTCGAAGGCCGTTCTAACCGTAAGTTCTCCGATGAGGATGCGGTGGCAACAGCAGCCAAGGAACACGGGTACACAGACATTTACCGTCAGAGCCTTATCGCGCTGACAGAAATGCAGAAGCTGATGGGCAAAAAGCAATTCGAGGAAATCCTGGGCGGCCTCGTTATCAAACCACCCGGAAAGCCTACCCTCGTTCCCCTTTCGGATAAGAGGCAGGCAATGAACGTATCAGACGCAAAAAACGAATTCAATGAAATTATGGAGGATTAAAATTATGGAAAACGTAAACAGAACTAAGGTTATCACTGGCAAGAACACTCGTCTTTCTTACTTCCACGGTTGGGAACCTGTCAGCATCAATGGCGGCGCTGAAAAATATTCCGTATCGGTGCTGATTCCGAAGGACGACATTGAAACCATCAACGCTATCAACGCTGCTGTGGATGCTGCGATTGAGGAAGGCATCGCCAAGTTCGGCGGAAAGAAGCCTAACAAGGCTGCAATCAAACTTCCTTTGAGAGATGGCGATGTTGAAAGAGATGATGATGCCTACAAGGGTCATTATTTCGTGAACGCCAACAGCACTACGGCTCCTCAGATTGTGGACAAGGCGGTTAAGCCTATCCTCGACCGTGATGAGGTCTACTCCGGCTGTTATGCGAGAGTATCTTTGAACTTCTACGCATTTAACAGTAACGGCAATCGTGGCGTTGCTTGCGGTCTTGGCAACATCCAGAAAATCCGTGACGGCGAGTATCTCGGCGGGCGTACTTCCGCAACCGATGACTTTACCACTGTTGAGGATGACGATTTCTTGGCTTAAGGGTAACCCCGGCAGGCGGTGTGAAATACCACCGTCTGCCTTAAACGAAAATTACGAAATACGAGGTAAAACGATATGAACGAATTATACGAATTTATGAAACAGGTCGATGTGATTGTGCTTTTCTGCCTGATCTACGGTCTTGCCATCAACGGCATCGTGTGGACAGTATGTGAAATCATCAGCTTTATTGTTAAGAAGGTCAAAGCCTTCCGTGAAAAGCGTAAGCAGAAAAAGGCTGCACAGAATGAAGATGTGACCGAGTAAACATGACGGGCGGCGGAGGATATTCTTCTGCCGCCTTTGTCATAGAAAGGAATGTGCTATGAAAGTATTAAGTATTGATATTGAAACCTTCTCCTCGGTCAATCTGAAAAAATGTGGTGTTTACAAATATGCAGAGAGCGAGGATTTTGAAATATTGCTGTTCGGTTATGCCGTGGACGGCGGTGCGGTGCAGGTGGTCGACCTTGCCCGTGGGGAGAGTATCCCAGCAGAGATTATTGATGCACTGACCGATGATGCCGTGATAAAAACGGCGTATAACGCAACTTTTGAAAGAGTCTGTTTATCCCGATACCTATCGGATATGGGTATAAGCCTTGACCCATTCCATGACAACCATCCTTTGTCGCAGGAATGCGCCCGTTTCTTAAACCCTGCAAGCTGGCACTGTACTATGATTTGGGCGGCAACTTTAGGTCTGCCTCTTTCCCTTGAGGGCGTTGGCGCAGTCCTTGGTTTGGAGAAACAGAAGCTGACCGAGGGTAAAACCTTAATTAAATACTTCTGCGTTCCCTGTGCACCCACCAAAGTAAATGGCGGTCGCACGAGAAATCTGCCGGAGCATGATATGGAGAAGTGGCAGCAGTTTAAGTCATATAACCTTCGTGATGTGGAAACGGAGATGGGTATTCAGGCAAAGCTGTCACGCTTTCCGATATCCGATAAGACTTGGGATGAATACCATGTGAGCGAAGAAATCAATGACCGTGGCATTGGTGTGGATATGGTGCTTGTTAAAGAGGCAATTGAAATCGACAGAAAGAGCCGTGAACATCTGACTGCCAAAATGCAGGATATGACAAATCTCGACAATCCTAATTCCGTGCAGCAGATGAAGATGTGGCTGTCAGATAACGGCATGGAGATGGAGAGCCTTGGTAAAAAGGAAGTGGCGGCGGCAATCAAAACGGCACCACAGGATATTACCGATGTGCTGTCCCTCCGTCAGCAGCTTGCCAAGAGCAGTGTTAAAAAATATACGGCTATGGAGAACGCTGTGTGCAGGGATAACCGTGCAAGGGGTATGTTTCAGTTTTACGGAGCTAACCGTACCGGAAGATTTGCGGGCAGGCTGATTCAGTTACAGAACCTGCCACAGAACCATATGGAAGATCTGGCAGAGGCTCGTGGTCTTGTGCGTAGCGGTAACTATGATGCTTTGGAACTTTTATATGAAGATATCCCCGATACCCTGTCGCAGCTTATCCGTACTGCCTTTGTGCCACAGAAGGACAGAAAATTTATCGTAGCAGACTTTTCTGCAATTGAGGCGAGGGTTCTTGCGTGGCTTGCGGGAGAACAGTGGAGAATTAAGGTGTTTGAGGAAGGCAAAGACATTTATTGCAGCAGTGCATCGCAGATGTTCGGTGTTCCGGTAGAAAAGCACGGCGTGAACGGACACCTCCGCCAAAAGGGCAAAATCGCAGAACTCGCCCTGGGTTACGGTGGTTCGGTCGGTGCCTTAAAAGCAATGGGAGCCTTGGAGATGGGTATTGCGGAAGAAGAACTGCAGCCGCTTGTGTCTGCGTGGAGAAATGCCAATCCCATGATAACCAGGCTGTGGTGGGATATCGACCGTGCCGTAAAAAACTGCGTAAAGGAACGATGTGCAATGGAAACCCACGGCTTGAAGTTCCACTATCAAAGCGGATTCCTGTTTCTGACACTTCCATCCGGCAGACAGCTTGCCTATGTAAAACCACGCATGGGAGAGAACCAGTTCGGTGGCGAGGCGGTTACCTACGAAGGTGTGGGTGCTACGAAAAAGTGGGAGCGTTTGGAAAGCTACGGTCCCAAATTTACGGAAAATGCCGTGCAGGCCATTGCCAGGGATATTTTGATGTTCGCCATTCAGACACTCAGCCACTGCGATATCGTTGCTCATGTCCACGATGAAATTATTATCGAGTGCGACCGCAGGGTTTCCCTTGATGCCGTTTGTGAGCAGATGGGCAGGACTCCGCCTTGGGCGAAAGGCTTGCTTCTTCGTGCAGACGGATACGAATGCGATTTTTATAAAAAAGATTAAAATTTAGGGGTTCGATTCCATCGGATTTTTCGCTTATAGGCAGAAGGATGATTTGTCCTTCTGTCTATTTCATTTTTAGAAGGAGGATTCGATATGGACGAATTCAGAAAGTACAAACCAATGGTGTATGTATGCAGTCCTTATTCCGGGGATACGCAGTACAACACAGCACAGGCAAAGAAGTATAGCCGTTTTGCCTATGAACAGGGTGCAATACCTATGACACCACATCTTCTTTACCCGCAGTTCATGTGTGATGAGAACCCTGCGGAACGCAGTGATGCCATGCATTTCAATTATGTTCTGCTTGGCAACTGCTCGGAACTTTGGGTGTTCGGCAGCAGAGTGTCCGATGGTATGGCACATGAAATCGGTATTGCAAAGAAACGAAAGTTGACCATCCGTTGGTTCAGTGAAAGCTGTGAGGAGGTGTCCGGTAATGAGCGAATTTAAGGCTGTGCAAACAGAGTATAAGGGTTATTTATTCCGTCCCCGTTTGGAGGCTCGTTGGGCGGTGTTCTTCGATGCCCTTGGTATCCAGTGGGAGTATGAGCCGGAAGGCATCGTGTTAAGTGACGGCACACATTATCTGCCGGACTTTTATCTTCCTGATTTTCATTGTTTCTTTGAAGTAAAGAGAAAAGGACTCCGTGGAACTTCTGAAGGTGATGCTGCCATTGCAAAAATCAGTGACGGTCAGAACCATGACAGTTGGGCAGGTATTATCTGTTTCGGTAACCCGATGGATGATGATTTGTATATCTTTTGCCAGGAAACAGACGATGGCGGCGGTGGTAGTTATGAAAACGAAGTGACCATCGGATTGCATCCGGATACCCGCAAGCCGTATCTCTTTGCCTACAATGACAGACGTGACCGTTGTTTCTTTACCCACTTCGGCGAGGATATGGACGAAGAAATGATTCCGATGGTTACCCATGAATACGGCAAGTACAGATACAACGATTTCGTAAACAGCCGTGTCCGTTATGCCCGTAAGGCTGCAAGACAGGCGCGATTTGAATACGGTCAAACACCGAAGGTAAGGAGGAACAGATAATGAGAAGTTTATCTCTTGCATACGGAAACAGCCGACAGGCAAAGACCTGGGTCAATAAAACCATAGGCTTTGAGGAATTGAAAGAACGCCTTAAAGTCACTATCCGTACTCCGGAGTCAGCAGAAGAATACGCCAAGATGAATAAGGCACAGCGTGATCTGGCAAAAGACCACGGTGGGTTTGTAGGCGGTGTCCTTAAAGGCGGCCGCAGAAAAATCGACACCGTGGAGTCACGCTCCATGCTTTCCCTGGACGGTGACCGCATTACAAAGGAATTCCTTGATAATTATGAATCCACATTCCCTTATACTTCCGTGCTTTATACCACGCACAGCAGTACAGAGGAAAATCCGAGGGCAAGAATCGTCTGCCCTCTGACCCGTGATGTAACGCCGGAGGAGTTTGTTGCCGTATCCCGCTATGTGGCACAGATGCTCGGTATCGACTTCTTTGACGAGTGTTCCTATCTTCCCAATCAGCTGATGTACTGGCCGTCTACTCCGCAGAACGGTTTATTTGCCTATAAGGAAACGGACGGCGGTTGGCTTGACCCCGATGAAATCCTTAATGCTCATCCGGAATGGACAGACCCTACAAGACTGCCTACCTCCTCCAGGGAGAGTAAGGCAAACAGCGTAACACAGCAGAAAGTACAGGACCCGCTGTCCAAGGACGGTGTGGTGGGTCTTTTCAACCGAGTGTATCATCCGATTTCCAAGGCTCTGGAGATTTTCCTGTCCGATGTATATGAGCCGACCGACAATGAAAGCCGTTGGCATTTTATCCAATCAAGCAGTATGGCAGGCGTGGAAATCAAAGAGGATAAGTTTGTCTACAGCCACCATGCCAAAGACCCTGCGTATCTGAAACTGTGCAATGCCTTTGATATTGTCCGTATCCATAAGTTCGGTGATGCCGATGATAAAAAATCCTTTAACGCTATGTGCGAGTTTTCTATGCAGCAGGATGATGTAAAACTCCTTGCTGCCAATGAACGTCTGGCACAGGCAAATGTGGAATTTTCCGTTGACGGTGATGAGGACTGGAAGAAAAAACTTCATTATCAGCCGAGGTCGAGCCTGTTAGAGAACAGCGTGTATAACCTTAATCTCATTCTGAATAATGACCCTGATTTTCAGAACTTTGCTTTCAACGAGATGGCAAACCGTATTCAGATTACAGGACCTCTCCCTTGGGAGCGTCCTGCGGGAAATGCATTCTGGCGTGATGCGGATACGGCACAGCTTAAGTCCATCATCGACATCCGCTATCTGCCGTTTTCCAGCCGTAACCACGATGTTGCTTTTACCAAAGCTGCCGATGACCGTCACTTCCACCCTGTCCGTGATTATCTGGACAGTCTGCCTGAGTGGGATAGGGTCAAGCGTGTGGAAGACCTTTTTATCAAATATCTGCAGGCGGATGATACGGAATATGTACGCACGGTTACAAGAAAGACCTTTGCAGCAGCCGTTGCCCGTATCTATGTTCCCGGCATCAAGTTTGACTGCGTTCCCGTGCTTGACGGTGAGCAAGGCATCGGTAAGTCTACCATTGTGAAAGACCTTGTGGGTTCGGAGTATTATTCCGAAACACTGTCCCTTACGGACATGGATGATAAGTCCGGAGCAGAAAAACTGCAGGGATTTTGGGCGGTGGAAATCGGCGAACTCGCGGGTATGAAGAAAGCCGACATCGAGAAAGTGAAGGCGTTCCTTTCTACCTGCGATGACAAATACCGTCCTTCCTACGGTCGAGTGGTGGAATCCCATCCAAGACAGTGCATTATCATTGCCACGGTCAACGGTGAGCGTGGATATCTGCGTGATATTACGGGTAACCGCCGTTTTTGGATTATCAAGGTGCATCAGAAAAAGCAGAAAAAGACCTGGAACTTTACCGATGAGTACCGTCAGCAGTTTTGGGCAGAAGCCAAAGCCATCTGGAAGTCCGGCGAGAAACTGTTCCTTGAAGGTGATGTTCTTGCGGAATCCGAAAAGGTGCAGCAGTATGCGATGGAAGTGGACGAGCGTGTTGGCATGGTGGAAGAGTACCTTAATGCCTTACTGCCCACCGATTGGGACAGCATGGATTTGTACCAGAGACGAAACTTCCTGCAAGGCAGTGAGTTCGGGCAGCCTGATCATAAAGGCACGGTGGTTCGTACCGAAGTCAGCAATCCGGAAATTTGGTGCGAGTGCTTTGGCAAGAATCTGCAGGAACTGAAACCTTCGGACAGCTATGCCATTGCAGCACTGATGAGCCAAATCAGCGGTTGGGAGCGAACCAATTCCATTAAGCGTCAGCCGATTTATGGCAGGCAGCGACTTTACAAATTCGGAGGTTAAGAACACAAGAATGCGGCACAACACAACTATTTCCCTTATATTCAAAATGGCTTTTATTAAGGGTATAAGTGAAAAACACCTGTGTATAGGCGCGTAAGGAATATATAGGGAATGGTTGTGATTTTGTGTTCTTGTGTCAAATGAGGTGTAGACATGAGAGAACAGTTTATAGAGAAAAAATTCACGGACGCAGTGAAGAAAATGGGAGGCATCGCACCGAAGTTTGTAAGTCCCGGTTTAGATGGTGTGCCTGACCGTCTTGTACTTTTGCCAATGGGAAGAATGGCATTCGTGGAATTTAAGGCTCCCGGTAAAAAGATGCGTCCTTTACAGGTAAGACGTAAAAAGCAGTTGGAAAGCCTCGGCTTTAAGGTTTTCTGCGTTGACAGTATCGAGCAGATTGGAGGTGTGATTGATGCGATACAATCCCCATGAATATCAGAATTATGCAACAAATTTTATACTGGAACATCCGGTGGCAGCAGTTCTCCTTGAGATGGGCCTTGGTAAGAGCGTCATCACGCTGACCGCCATTTATGAATTGATGCTGAACCGCTTTGAAGTAGAAAAGGTGCTTGTGATTGCCCCCCTGCGTGTGGCAAGGGATACATGGCCTGCGGAAATTGAAAAGTGGGAGCATCTGAGAGGTCTTACTTATTCCGTGGCAATCGGAACGGAGGCAGAAAGGATTGCAGCACTAAAGCGTCCTGCCCACTTGTACTTAATCAATCGTGAGAATGTGGACTGGCTTATTACCAAAAGCCATCTCCCCTTTGATTATGACATGGTGGTGATTGATGAATTATCATCCTTTAAGTCCTATGCAGCAAAAAGGTTCAAAAGCCTTCTAAAAGTAAGACCCCGTGTAAAGCGTATGGTAGGTCTTACGGGAACACCTTCCGGCAACGGACTTATGGATTTGTGGGCAGAGTTCCGTGTGCTTGATATGGGTCAGAGGCTTGGAAGGTATATCACCCATTATCGCAATAATTTCTTTGTGCCGGATAAGAGAAATCAGCAGATGATTTTTTCTTACAAACCAAAGCCTGGTGCGGAGGATGCCATTTACAAATTGATTTCGGATATTACGATTTCCATGAAGTCAGCGGATTTCTTGAAAATGCCGGAGTGCATTATCAATGAAGTGCCTGTTGCTTTATCGGAAAAAGAGTGGTCAGTATACCAAGCCTTAAAGGAAGATATGGTGGTTGACCTTAAGACAGAAGAAATTGATGCCGTAAACGCTGCGGCGCTTTCCGGAAAATTGTTGCAGATGGCAAACGGTGCAGTCTACAACGAAGAAAAAGAGGTCATCCGTATTCATGACAGAAAACTGGATGCTCTTGAGGATTTGATTGAAGGTGCCAACGGTAAGCCTGTACTTGTTGCATATTGGTATAACCACGATTTACAGAGAATCAAACAGCGTTTTTCTGTAAGGGAGATTAAGACCTCCCAGGATATCAAAGATTGGAACAACGGCGAAATTCCTGTTGCAGTTATCCACCCTGCCAGTGCAGGACATGGTCTGAATATCCAGTTCGGAGGTTCCACGATTATATGGTTTGGGTTGACATGGTCACTGGAACTGTATCAGCAGACCAACGCCCGCTTGTGGAGACAGGGTCAGAACGATACCGTGGTCATCCACCATATCATTGCCAAGGATACCATTGACGAAGATGTTATGGTGGCACTTCGTAAGAAGGAGAAAATCCAATCGGCACTGATTGATTCCGTGAAAGCAAGAATCGGAGGTGCTGCCCATTGAGTAACCCTTATGAAAATCTTGCAAACAGCATCGTCCTGTTAGCCGTAAAGGACTACAGAGATGCACTAAAAAAACTGAAAAAATGGCCGAGAAACGAGGCTGCCCAGATAATGAAAGCCGAGGTGGAGAGGTTCTTCCGTTCTGCATGGTATAGAGAACTTACCTCTGTTGATGGGGAGTATCTGATATCAAAATTACAAGCGGAGGTGGAAGACAAGTGAAAGTAAAGGAATATTTACGTCAAAGCTATCGCCTTGACCAAAGAATACATTCAGACTTGGAGGAAGTGGAGCGTTTGCGTGAAATGGCAAGCAGTGTTTCTTCCCCAAGATACGATATCGACCGTGTTATGACTTCAAGAAGTAACGATGCCCCTTTTGTCAGATGCCTGGATAAGATTATGGATCTGGAAGATAAAATCCATACCGAGGTTTCAAAGCTGATGGCACTGAAGGAGCAAATCCGCGAGGTCATTGATGAAGTGGCTGATACAGATGAACGCATGGTTCTGCGTTACCGTTATATTCACAATCTGACATGGGAGCAGATTGGAGATGAACTTCATGCTGACAGAACCACGGTGTATCGTTGGCATAACAGTGCAGTTAATCATGTGAAACTGCCGGAAAATCCGATTCAGATTTGAGGTTTGCACACTTTGCAACACTTTGCAACATGATACCACAGTGGCATTTATGATATGATATAATCAGCGAAAAGCAGAATGAAACGAGGCCTTGAGGGAGCAATCCTTCAGGGCTTTTCTTATACCCAAGGGAGGTGAAACAAGTGCCAAGAAGACCAAAGCGTCCCTGTTCTTTCCCAGGATGCCCCAACCTAACAGATGGTAGGTTCTGCGAGGAACATGAAAAGCAGGAAAACAAACGCTACGAAACCTATGACCGTGACCCTGCTGTCAGAAAACGTTACGGGAGAGCGTGGAAAAGGATAAGAGATTCCTATGCCGCCGCCCATCCGCTGTGTGAAAAGTGTTTGGAGGACGGAAGGTTCGTGCCGACCGAAGAGATACATCATAAACTGCCCCTGTCAAAGGGCGGAACTCATGCAAGAGAGAATCTGATTGCTCTTTGTAAGTCCTGTCACGCAAAAATTCATGCAGAAAATGGTGAGCGTTGGCATAATCACTGACCCGGTAGGGGCGGTCAAATCTCCGGGACCTATATCCCGTGCAACGGGCGTGGGGTTTCGTGTGAAAAAATTGCGAAATCAAAAGGGTAATAAGGCCCGCAGACAGAAAGGCGGTGAGAATCGTGCCAACAAAATCGAATAACACAGGTGGCCGTGGCGGAAAACGTCCGGGTGCAGGTCGTAAGCCGAAGTCCAATCTGGAAAAGGCACAAAGCGGCAACCCCGGCGGTCGCAAACTAACGATGCTGGATATCCCCGATGTGGAAGGTATCCAGATGCCGAAACCAAATGAACTGCTTAGTGCAAAGCAGCGTGACGGTACGGAACTGAGAGCAAAGCAGATTTACGAAGATACCTGGAACTGGCTCAATTCCATCGGCTGTGCGGGTTATGTTTCCCCGCAGACCATTGAGCGTTATGCCATGTGTGTAGCGAGATGGCTGCAGTGCGAGGAGATGACAAACGAACTCGGATTTCTATCAAAGCATCCGACAACCGGAAAGCCTGTCACCTCCCCGTTCATCAATATCGGCATCAACTATATGAACCAGGCCTCAAGGCAGTGGGACAACATTATGCAAATCGTAAAAGAAAACTGTTCCGTGGATTTCTCCGGTACCAATCCGAATGATGACTTGGAACGACTATTGCACCAACGAAAGGGGTTTTAACCATGATTGAAAAAGTAAATCCGAGCCATCCGGACAAGGTGGCAGACAGAATCGCAGGAGCCATTGTGGATTTGGCTTATGCAAAAGAAGAAAATCCGAAAATTGCAGTGGAGGTTCTCATCGGTCACGGCGTGTGCCACGCTATCATTGAAACCACAGCGGATTTGGATAAGGCTGAAATCATCAGTGCCGTGCATCGCATCGCAGGTGTGATGGATACGGACATTGTTATCGTTCCCCAGGATAAGCATTTATCCAACAATCAGAAGGACGGCATTCGCTGTGGGGATAACGGCATCTTTAAGGGTATGCCTCTGACACAGGAGCAGGAGAAACTTTCCCGCATTGCCCGTGACATTTACGGCAGATGCCCTTATGACGGAAAGTACATTATGGACGGTGTTCGCCTGATCATATGCCAAAGCAATGTGCAGACGGCAGATTTGCAGAAACTTTATCCGGGTGCTGAAATCAATCCGCTCGGTGACTGGACCGGCGGTACAAATGTAGACACGGGTGCGACCAACCGTAAACTTGGTTCTGATATGGCTGATTCCGTTACAGGCGGAGGTCTTCACGGCAAAGACCTCAGTAAGGCGGATGTGTCTGTAAATGTGTATGCGTTCCTTAAGGCGCAGGAAACCAAAGAGCCTGTGCAACTTTGCTGTGCCATCGGAGATGATACCATTGGTGGCAAGCCTTATGCGGAAATCGTAGACATTGCCCGTCAGTACATTCAGAGCCTCGGCGGTTTTGAAAAGTTCGCTGAATGGGGTCTGTATTAAGGAGGGGCATATGGGAAGAACAACAACGCAGATGGAACTTGTTTCCATTACAAAATTGGTGCCATATGTAAATAATGCCCGTACCCATTCTCCGGAGCAGATTATGAAACTCCGTTCTTCGCTCCGAGAGTTCGGCTTTATCAATCCTGTCATTATTGATAAGGATTACGGTATCATTGCCGGACACGGACGTGTGATGGCAGCCAAGGAAGAGGGCATCGATGAGGTGCCTTGTGTGTTCGTGGACTACCTTACCGAGGCACAGAAGAAAGCATACATTCTTGCCGATAACCGTATGGCGCTTGACGCAGGATGGGACGAGGCAATGTTAAAAATCGAAATTGAGTCTTTACAGGGCATGGATTTTGATATCGGTTTTGCAGGCTTTGACGATGATGAAATCGCAGACCTCTTTGCCGGAGAGGATAAATCCGATGTGGAAGAGGATGATTTTGATTTGAACGATGCCTTGGAAAAGGCGGCTTTTGTGGAGCGTGGCGATGTGTGGACGGTGGGCAGACACAGACTGATGTGCGGTGATGCCACAAATCCCGATGATGTTTCTACGCTGATGGACGGTAAGAAAGCCAACCTTGTGCTGACCGACCCTCCGTATAACGTTGCCTTTGAAAGTTCCGATGGTCTGTCCATCAAAAACGATAAGATGGCAAGCGAGAAGTTTTATGAATTTCTGCTTTCGGCATTTCAGAACATGGCTGCCCACCTGGAAAAAGGCGGTGCCGCTTATGTGTTCCATGCCGATACGGAAGGCTTGAATTTCCGTAAGGCATTTATCGATGCAGGCTTTCACCTTTCCGGCTGCTGCATTTGGGTAAAAAACTCCCTGGTGCTTGGAAGAAGTGATTATCAGTGGCAGCACGAACCTGTGCTTTATGGTTTCCTTCAGAACGGCAAGCACTACTGGAGCAAGAATGCAGGCAGAAACCAGACCACCATCTGGAACTTCGATAAGCCGAAGAAAAATAAAAACCATCCGACTTCCAAGCCTCTCGACCTTCTGGCATATCCCATCGGCAATTCCAGCCGTGAGAATTCCATCGTGGTCGATACCTTTGGTGGCAGTGGTTCCACGCTGATGGCTTGCGAAAGAACCAATCGCATCTGCCATACGATGGAGTTGGATGAAAAGTACGCATCGGTTATCCTCCGCAGATATGTAGAAGATACGGGTGATGCAGACGGTGTGTTTGTTATCCGTAACGGTGTGCAGATACCGTATGCCGACCTTGTGAAGGAGGTTGGCGCAGATGAATAAAAAACCTATGACCCTCGGCAGCCTTTTCGATGGCTCCGGGGGATTTCCTTTGGGAGGCTTGATTTCCGGTATTACCCCTTTGTGGGCATCGGAAGTTGAGCCTTTTCCTATTCGTGTAACAAGCAAGCGTATCCCGCAGATGAAACACCTCGGAGATATTTCTGCCATCAATGGTGCGGAAATTGAACCCGTGGATATCATCACTTTCGGTTCTCCCTGCCAGGATATGAGCGTTGCGGGAAAACGCAGCGGTCTGGATGGAGAACGCTCCTGCCTGTTCTACGAAGCAATCCGAATCGTAAAAGAAATGAGGTGTAAAACCAATGGCGAATATCCAAGATACATCGTGTGGGAAAATGTCCCCGGCGCCTTCTCCTCAAACGCAGGAGATGACTTCAAAGCCGTCATTGAAGCAGTCGCATCCGTCAAAGGCGACTATGATGCTGTGCCTTGTCCTCCAAAAGGAAAATGGACAGGAGCAGGAGAACTGTTGGGAGACGGTTTCAGTATCGCATGGAGATGCGTTGACGCGCAGTATTGGGGAGTTCCCCAGAGAAGAAGACGTATCTATCTTGTCGCAGATTTTAATGGTGGGTGTGCCGGAAAAATATTATTTGAGTCAGAAGGCCTGTTTGGGAATCTTAAGGCGAGCCGATGCCCGTGGAAAAGAACTGCCGGAACTTCTGAAGAAAGCACTCCTGCGACAGGTATCGTCTTAAACGACCAGGGTGGCAGCCGTATGGATGTCACCGATGATGTGACCTGCACCCTTCGTGCCGAGGCGCATCATCCGCCCTGTGTTATGGAGTCTGCGGGATTTTGCACGGAACACTCTGCCGACAGCCGTGGCATCGGTTATGAGGCAGAAAAATCTCCGGCGCTTCGAGCGGGAGTCGTTCCTGCAACCGTATATGAAAATCACTCGCAGGATACCCGTTATGTGGGTCCTCTTGATGTGGCACAGACCGTGGCGGCAACCTACGGCACAGGCGGAAACAATCAGCCGTTTGTGGTAGAGCCGACTGCTTTCGGTGTCTGCTCCAAGGACAGCAATGCAATGAAGTCTGCAAATCCAAACAGCGGATTTTATAAAGCAGACACTTCCCGAACCCTTGACGGCAATGGTGGGAATCCTACCTGTAATCAGGGCGGCATTGCCATTGTGGAAGGCAACGGCTCCCGTCCTTCCCACCACGGTAACGGCTATGCCGAAAGTGATGTCATGTACACCTTGAACACCGTAGACCGCCACGCCGTTGTCTATGCCATTGACCGTGAAAGTTATAACTGCGGTCAGAACTTCGCAAGGAACATGGGTATCAGTGATGAGGGTGTCAATTCCACACTGAAAGCCACGGGACCCGATGCGGTTGCCGTTCCCACCTACTCAAGCAGCAAGGCATCGTTCTTTACTTCTGCGGAAGAGGAACTTGCCAACACTTTAGTAGCTACGGATTACAAAGACCCTCCGCTTGTCAACGATACCGATGCGGATCTGGAATACATTGTGCGTAGGCTGACCCCTACGGAATGTGCAAGGCTCCAGGGATTTCCGGATTGGTGGTGTGCTGACCTTGGTGAGAAATTTCCTTCTGAAGAGGAACTCACACGGTGGGCAGAAATCTTTGAAACACATCGTAAGATTGTGGGAACATCAAGCAAACCGAAAACACGGAAGCAGATATTCAAGTGGCTTCAGAACCCTCATTCCGATTCGGCGGAGTATAAGATGTGGGGCAACGGTGTGGCACTGCCCAATGTGGTTTATGTGCTGACTGGTATCGTGTACTATACACAAAATGACGGGGTGTAAATCTACAAACTTTCTCCCCTGTATTTTGCACATATTACTTGCTATTTTGAGCCTTTAGAGTGATATATGTAGTACCGAAAATCAAGGAGGTACTCACAATGAGAATTGAATTTCAAGTAACAGGAAGTGACCGAAAGGCACTGGTTACTGCAATGGCAGAAATCCTGGGTGTAAAGGCAAAATACATGGGGATGCCAAGCATGAACTACGAGGTGGATTATTTCACGGTAACAAAGGACGGCACGGTGGAGTTTGATGACAGAGCCGACAGCGAGGAAATCGAGCAGTTGCTTGAAGGCCTTGCTGACAAAGGCTTTGTCGCAGCTCCCGCAGAAATGGCGGAAACTTGGCTTGAAAAAAGAGCCGAGGAATTAACCGAAGAACCTTCTGCCGAGCCACAGAGCGAAACAGTGGGGCTTACGGTGGCGATTCCCCTTGATAAGGTTGCGGTCGGTAACCTTACAAACCTTCTGGATGCCAAGGGCGGCCTTATTAAAAAGGCTTTGGGCATCCCGGCAACACCAATCGAAATCGGCGAGGACAGGGTTTCCTTTCCTTGGTTCGAAGGTGGGTTGGATGCTGATGAGGTTAAGGCTTACAGCCACTTCATTGCTGCCCTTTGCGAAATGAGTAAAAATCAGAAACGTATCAACGCTACGGAAAAAGCGGTGGACAACGAGAAATACGCATTCCGCTGTTTTCTCCTCCGCCTCGGCTTTATCGGAAACGAATACAAGACCGAGCGAAAAATTCTGCTCCGCAACCTTTCCGGCAGCAGTGCTTTCAAAGGAGGTGCCAAGCATGAGATTTCCGAATAAAGAGACAGTCGAGCGTGTACGCAAAGCCTACCCTGTAGGCTGCCGTGTGGAACTGGTGCAGATGGAAGATATGCAGGCACCACCCATTGGTACGAAGGGTACGGTTCGAGGGGTGGATGATACCGCCTCCATCATGGTTCGTTGGGATAACGGCTCCGGCTTGAATGTAGTGTACGGTGTCGATATTTGTCGAAAACTGGATGCCGTGAAAATTACCTGCTACGGTCAGACGGAAGTTTGGGACAGCAGAAAAGAGGCTGCCGACTTCTACCTCAGAGCCATTGCGGGTTCCGAGGGCAGCGAGTGTGAACGCTACACCAAGATTTACACGGAACTGCTTATGGGCAAGGAGGTCTGCACCGATGAATAAAATCAAGGAACAGATACTCGCCATCCGAGCAACCGGACGAACCAATATGTTTGATGTGCCGATGGTACAGTATATTGCCAACGAGATGCATTTTTACGAATTGGTGGTGTACCTTGAGAAATACCGAAAGGAATACACCCACTTCATTCTGACAGGCGAAATGGAGGACTGACTATGTGGAAAGAAGGAACAATCGGCATTCCGCAAAAGGACGGCGGTTACAAGGCAGTCCACTACTGGATTAAGGTTTATGAGGAAGGCAGCCAGTTCGGCATCAACGGCGGTAAAATCAGTAAGCTGATGCTGAAACTCGATGGCGAGGTTATTGCCAACTACGATAGAGGTTGGGATGTTGAACCCACAATCGAAGAAGCCAACCTTGCCCTTTGCATTTTACTGAACGAACACAACTAAAAATCCTGTAAAGGCAGGACGGAGCCGTGAGGCTCTGTTCCTCGTATACGACGGTCGCACCGATTATGGTGGCGGCTATTTTTTGTGCCATTTTTGAGGAGGTGACGGCATTTGAGAAAACTGAAAAACTATAAGCCAACCCGCTTTATGGCGGAGGGCAGCTATTACGATAAGGATGCCGCTGACCACGCAGTATGTTTTATTGAAAAATTCTGCTGTCATACCAAAGGCACGTGGGATGGAAAACCATTTGAACTGATTGACTGGCAGGAGCAGATTATACGTGACATCTTCGGCATTTTGAAACCAAACGGATACAGGCAGTTCAACACTGCCTACATCGAGATACCGAAGAAACAAGGAAAATCGGAACTGGCGGCTGCAGTGGCACTGTATCTTCTGTGTGCAGACTTCGAGCCGGGTGCAGAGGTTTACGGCTGTGCTGCAGATAAAGACCAGGCACGAATCGTATTTGACGTTGCCTTGGAGATGGTAAGGCGAAGTCCTCTGCTGAAAAATAAAATGACCATCCAGGCAAGCCAGAAGATCATGACCTACAACCCTACGGGAAGTAAGTACAAGGCTCTGTCTGCGGATGTGGCAAACAAGCATGGTTTCAATACCCACGGCGTTATTTTTGATGAGCTGCATACCCAACCGAACAGAAAACTGTTTGATGTAATGACCAAGGGTTCCGGCGATGCAAGAATGCAGCCGCTTTACTTCCTGATCACCACGGCGGGAAATGATACACAGTCCATCTGTTATGAAATCCACCAGAAGGCAAAGGACATCATCGAAGGTCGAAAAGTTGACCCTACCTTCTATCCTGTGATTTACGGTGCAGAGGACGATGATGACTGGACAGACCCAGAGGTATGGAAGAAAGCCAATCCATCCCTTGGGGTAACGGTCGGCATTGATAAGGTGCAGCAAGCCTGTGAACAGGCAAAGCAGAACCCCGGCGAAGAGAACGCTTTCCGACAGCTTCGTCTGAATCAGTGGGTTAAGCAGGCTGTTCGTTGGATGCCGATGGCGGTGTGGGATGCCTGTGCGTTTCCTACCGACAAATCCGAACTGGAAGGCCGTGTCTGCTACGGAGGTCTTGACCTTTCTTCTACAACGGATATCACGGCTTTTGTGTTGGTGTTCCCACCGGAAGACGAGGATGATAAATATATCATTCTTCCATATTTCTGGATACCGGAAGATAACATCGACCTGCGTGTGCGCCGTGACCATGTGCCGTATGACATTTGGGAACGACAGGATTTGCTTATGACCACCGAGGGCAATGTAGTCCATTACGGCTACATCGAGAAATTCATCGAGTCCCTGGGTGAGAAATACAACATCCGTGAAATTGCATATGACCGATGGGGTGCTGTTCAGATGGTGCAGAACCTTGAGGGTATGGGATTTACGGTAGTGCCTTTCGGGCAGGGGTACAAGGATATGTCTCCTCCGACCAAGGAACTGATGAAACTTGCGATGGAGAAAAAACTGGCTCACGGCGGTCATCCCGTTCTCCGTTGGATGATGGATAACATCTACATCAAGACCGACCCTGCCGGAAACATCAAGGCAGACAAAGCAAAATCCACAGAAAAGATTGACGGTGCTGTTGCCACCATTATGGCACTTGACCGTGCAATCCGTTGTGGCAACACCAATAGTGCCAGCGTGTACGATGACCGTGGCATTTTGTTTATTTAGGAAGGAGCGTGATTTTATATGGGTATATTTACAGGAATGTTTAAGTCCAGAGATAAGCCTGAAAACAGAACGGCGGGCAGCGCCTACACCTTTTACATGGGCGGCACGACTTCCGGCAAGGCAGTGACAGAGCGTTCTGCCATGCAGATGACGGCGGTGTATTCCTGTGTCCGTATCCTGGCTGAAGCCGTGGCAGGCTTGCCTTTGCATTTATATAAATATAACGAGGACGGTGGCAAGGAAAAAGCCATCGACCATCCTCTTTACCGATTGCTCCATGATGAGCCGAATCCGGAAATGAGTTCTTTCGTATTTCGAGAAACACTCATGACCCATCTGCTCCTGTGGGGCAATGCCTATGCCCAGGTTATCCGAAACGGCAAGAATGAGGTGGTTGCCCTGTATCCGCTGATGCCGAACAAGATGAGCGTGGACAGGGATGAAAACGGGCATCTGTACTACACCTATTACCGTGGTCCCGATGAGGCTATCAAAAACAAGGAGTTTGCAGTAACCTTGCAGCCTTCCGATGTGCTTCATATTCCCGGACTTGGGTTTGACGGTCTTGTAGGCTACAGTCCCATTGCTATGGCAAAGAACGCCATCGGCATGGCGATTGCCTGTGAGGAGTACGGAGCCAAGTTCTTCGCCAATGGCGCGACACCGGGCGGTGTGTTGGAACACCCAAGCACCATCAAGGACCCGCAGAGGGTCAGAGAGAGCTGGCAGGCTGCCTTTGGCGGCAGTTCCAACTCCAACAAGGTGGCTGTTTTGGAAGAAGGAATGAAGTATACACCGATTTCAATTTCTCCGGAGCAGGCACAGTTCCTTGAAACAAGGAAGTTCCAAATCAATGAAATTGCTCGAATTTTCAGAGTCCCTCCCCACATGGTGGGTGACCTTGAGAAGTCGAGCTTTTCTAATATAGAGCAGCAATCCCTTGAGTTTGTGAAATACACCCTCGACCCGTGGGTCATCCGTTGGGAGCAGTCCATTCAGAGGGCACTCTTGTCCCACGATGAAAAGGTGCGTTATTTTGTGAAATTCAATCTGGAAGGTCTGCTCCGTGGCGATTACCAAAGCCGTATGAACGGCTACGCCATTGGTCGCCAGAATGGTTGGATGTCTGCAAACGATATCCGTGAACTGGAAAACCTCGACCGTATCCCTGCGGAAGAAGGTGGCGACCTTTACCTTATTAACGGCAATATGCTCCCTCTGAAAGATGCGGGTGCTTTTGCAAATACAACCGACAATGACGGAAAGGAGGAAAATTCCGATGAAGAAGTTCTGGAAGTGGAAGAACCAGGCACAGACGGAAACGATGCCAGAGGCGAGGACACTGTTTCTGAACGGAACAATCGCAGAAGAAAGCTGGTTTGACGATGACGTCACTCCACAGCTTTTCAAGGACGAACTCATGGCAGGCTCCGGTGACATTACCGTGTGGATTAACTCACCCGGCGGTGACTGCGTGGCGGCAGCCCAGATCTACAATATGCTGATGGATTACAAGGGCAATGTCACGGTCAAGATTGACGGCATCGCTGCCTCCGCAGCATCCGTGATTGCGATGGCAGGAACGAAAGTGCTGATGTCCCCTGTATCCATGATGATGATTCACAATCCTATGACGGTAGCATTCGGTGATTCCGGCGAAATGCAGAAAGCCATCGATATGCTTGCAAGCGTTAAGGATTCCATCATCAATGCCTATGAGATTAAGACAGGCTTGTCCCGTACAAAGCTGTCCCACCTTATGGATGCGGAAACATGGATGGACGCAAACAAGGCCGTGGAACTTGGCTTTGCTGATGAAATCATGCAGAGAACTACCACGGACGAAGTGGAAGTGCCGCAGGTGTCTATGCTTTATTCCAAGGCAAATGTGGTCAATTCCCTTATGGATAAGGTTGCCGCCAAGTGTGCAATCAAGTCCGAAGAAACCCGAAAAACCAAAGCCGATGACCTTATGGACAGGCTAAATCTTATTAAAAATTGGAGGTAATTTATTATGACTATCAACGAACTGCGCGAAAAGCGTAACCAGGCTTGGGAGGCTGCAAAGGCTTTTGTGGAAACCAAGCGCGACAAGGACGGTCTGCTTTCCGATGAGGATGCAAAGACCTATGCACAGATGGAGAAGAAGGTTCAGGACTACGGTGCTGAAATCGAGCGTATGGAGGCTATGTCTGCTATGGATGCCCAGCTTTGCAAGCCTACCTCTGCTCCCATTACTGAAAAGCCTATGAACGGCAAACCTATGGACGGCAAGAAGGAAAAGACCGGACGTGCTTCTGATGCCTACAAGGATGGTATGCTCAAGGCTCTCCGTACCAACTTCCGTAATGTGTCCAATGTTCTCCAGGAGGGCGTGGATGCTGACGGCGGTTACCTCGTACCCGAAGAGTATGACACCCGCCTTATCGAGGCATTGGAGGAAGAGAACATCTTCCGTAAGCTGGGTCACACCATCACTACAAGCGGTGAGCGTAAAATCAACATCGCTGCCACTAAGCCTGCGGCTGCGTG